ATAACGTCAGTTACCGCTGTGTCTCCACGAAGATCGTAGGAAACGTCAGGGTGAATGATCGCCATGTAGTTACCGTTATCCCAACCCGGAGCGTTGCGGCTACGAAGCTGTGCGACGGCCTTCCGACCTTCGGCAGCGGTGTAGTTATCGGTAGCTGTGATAGCACCACGGCTTGTTTGACCGACATACGTTACGTTTGTACCGCCATTGGCGACATCCGAAACGATTTTGTCCATCGAGTCAGCCATGTTGTAACCAACAATGTTGGCCGCATCAGCATCTACGTTGAGGAACGAGGTTCCACGCACCTTGGCGGTGGTGATGACAGCGTTACCGTACTCAGCAAGAGTTACGGTTACTGCGCTGTCTGTCAACGCAACAGCAGTAACGTCAGTTGCTTCAGTAAGCGCTGAAGTTGCCTGCGCCATGTCAGCGTAGAACGTGAATTGTACACCCGAACCATTATGGCTCTGGGCTGTTGACCTGACATCAGCGACCATTTCAAAAAGAGGCTGCGAACGTAAAGCAAAGTACGCAACCTGATCGAACGCCGTTTTTACCTGATCGTCAAGTGTGGAGGTGGTTGTATAGGCCACTTGAAGTCCTTAAGTCGGACTCCGTTGGCTAGCGAATTAGGCGGTTGCACCCCATAAAATGCCTTCAGATTCCATCAAAGCACGCAACTCATCTTGATTAGTTGTAGCTTTAATTCTTTCTTCGAGGTCAGGTGAAACAACAGGATCTCCACCTTCACCGGCTGCCTGAATACGTTGTTCTGTCGCTAATGCGTCATTCATTGCACTTGGTTGAGGCATAGGCGAATCTTCGCTTATAAAACCTGCTGCCATAGCTTCCTGCCGGATAGCTTCAGCATCAAGTTCGCCATCATAACCTTTAACAAAATATTTGACACGAGCATCATCAGGGTCGAGCCCTGCTGAACGAAACGTATCCCGACGTTGATAAGATTCAAGTTCCGCCGCCATCAAAGCTGCTTGATTTTCAGCTTCTTTAGCACGATTCTCTAAATCTCGTCGCCAATTCGGTTTTGATTCAGTTGAACTGCCAGAAATTTCACTGTTACCAGTGGAGTCATTGTCTGTCATATGTCACTCACCTACCTAAACGCATCCTCAGCGGTGGTACCTCGGATGGAAGTACTGCACGGCGCACCTCGAAAGGGCCGAACAGCAATTACATTTATAGTTGATGAAGTTATTTAATGCAAGTTTTAGGTAGCTTCACCCATGCCGGTTACACCAGCGGTCGAAGCCATTAACCCAGCTTTTCCACTCAAAGGAGCCGCTCGACGCTCTCGTCTTTGTTGAACCGCTTCAGCACTTGCAGGGTCAAGATTAAAAGCTCCACGAGTTAAAGTGCCACCACTCATAGTTTCTTCGCCAAGAAGATTACTTGTCAATCCACGAAGAGGAGTCAAAGTTGCAGCAATTTCGCGCTCTTGGACATTAGCTCGACCAAGCAATTTCCCGACATCTTGTCTAACAATATCGGCTGTTCGTGTATTTAATGCTTGATCCGCACGCACAGCTAAACCAAGATCCGATAGTTCACGCCTAGCTGCAACAATATTTTGTGTTTTTGTGTCATCAAGATAAAGAGCAGTTATATCGCCATCTGACCAATCATGTATATCTCGCAACATACGAATTGTTTCTGGATCTGCTAAATTTTTAGCTCGTTCTGCCGACGTAACTCTTGCCTGCCATTCAGAAGCAGAAACATCGTTAGCAATTAACTCTGTAATCGCAGCTTGATCGACAAAACCATCAGGTATACCTGCTGCGCTTGCTATTTGTTGAAAACTACTTTCAAGACCAATATATTCAGTTTCTGACAAAAATGGCAGCCCTTGTTGTAGCCGCAATTGTTGTGCAGGAAAACGTACATTGTATTCTGGCTGCATTCGCAATTGCGGAAGAATCATTGAAGCTGGCACATCGTCCATAATCATGTCGTAAACAAACGGCATCATTTCTGAAAGACCAAAAAAACTTAAATATTCTGCTGCCATCCCAGCAGCAGTTAAATTTTCCTCACGTTGGGCAAATAACGCTGGAACATCAGCCAATTGCCATGTTCCTTGGTCGAAATCAAATGGTGCAGTATCACGATAAGGATTGAACCAACCCATTGGATCTGGTGTTTGAGGATCGTAAGCAAACGCTTCATTAATATCATCAGTAGTAGCATTTGGGTTTACAAAAAATTGATCTGCTATTGCTTCAAATTCATCACCCGGATCTACAACAGGTACACCCGGGGTTACTCCACCAGTAGTGTCATCATCGTCATCTTCACCGCCGCCACCAGTAGTGTCGTCATCGTCCTCTCCACCTGTGCCGCCGCCACTGGTTTTATCTGGCAAAGAGAAAAACGCTTCTTCTTCGATACCAACGCCCAGCATTGAGCCTGCATCTGCTTCTTCCCATCCAGAAGGAGGCACACGATCTACCCCAAATCCTTCAGGATCAAGAATTTGTGGGCCAACAGCGTTAATAACTGCTGCTGTAAGCGGGCCTACAACACCATCTGGTGATAAACCATGCGCTTGTTGAAAACCTTTAACAGCAGATTCGGTGCGAGGCCCAAATTTGCCATCCCATTCTTCAGGAGATTGAGGAAACAATATTTGTTGTAATTGATATACGACATCATTATCGCTACCACGCCGCAATATTTCTTTTTCAGCCATTACGGTGTCGCTCCCATTCCTGCGCCCAAGTAATTAAGAAGTTGACCCATTTCAGCTAACGCATAACCACTTTGTTGATACTCGCCGCTACGTTTAATAGCCAATTTAAATTCTTGGACTGTAAGAGGGCGATCTTGTTTAGCTGTTACATTTTGTGGTCTACCAAACGGATCTAGCGGGAGATACTCACCCGGTGTACCCGGATCTCCCATTTGTATTTGATCCATAGTGTTTCCACCACGTTGTCTGTAATAAAACAAATCAGTTAAATCACCAGTCAAAGCAGCTTGCGCCATTGAGTAATCACGACCATTCCATTCTGCAGGACGGCCAAGCATCCTCTGAATTATCGGATCGTACTGATTCAAAAACTCTATTGTGTTGCCGCCCGCATCATAAAAATCAGCTAAATAAGGATAAAGTAAACGAGCTTTTTCTCGAAAAATTTGACTGATATTTTGTACTGGAACTTCGCCAGTAAAAATACGTTTCGCTAACGCACGCTCTTCCGTAGGTGTCATCGAAATTAAGTAACTATTCCCAGATGCCCGCATAGCTGATTTAATATTTGCAATATTCCCGGCAGGTGACGTCGCTGTTGAAAAGAAAATGTCGCCTTGCTCGCTTTTTTCACCGTCAACTACTTCACCACTAAAGAATCTAATAAATTTGTTTTCATCCCAATCATGGAAATACCCAAGTTTTGCTGCTTCCCATACAACTTCTTCTGGAGCTTCAAAACCTTCTCTCGCCATAAGATTTTGAACCGTGTCATAGAAAGGCTGTACTTTGCCTCTTCGAGCACCAGTCCATGCATCTTGATCTGCGCCCATCCCTTGCGAATACCATTCAGCAATTCGTGTCCGAACAGTTGAAGGCGTGTTTTGGTACCAAGCTGTGCGTGGAAGCCAAGTGTCAATCCATTGAGCGATTATTTCAGGAGGTTCATCGCCTTTAAGCTGTGTCTCCATGAATGAAACAAAGTCATACTCTTGTCCAGTTCTAGGATCAAAGACTTTTGCGTCAGATCTACCTCGAAGAAAACCAAGAGATCCAGCTATTTCGCCTGTCCCAAATCTACCGGGACTAACAAAATCGCCGTCGCTAAATGCTGCAACATCTCCAGCAGCCCAAGGATCAAACCCTTCTGGGTTACCACCCACAAATGTTTCTCTTACTATTTTCTCTTCTGACCCCTCTTCCTCATCTTCGGACCCAAATTGTCCAGAATCATTAGGGTCAGCAGATATTTCAAATGCGTTATCATCTCCACCAATATACGAATCTGTTTCTTCAATATATGTTCCAATTGGCAGACCAACATTTTCCCAATTAACAGGACCGCCACCGGGAACAAACGAAGCAGATTTCGCAACTATTGATTCGTAGTCTGGATAAGCGTATTTTCCGGGCTCAAATTGTCCAGAAATATTAGGATCAACAGCAGTCCCCGGCTTTAACCGCCAAAAACCGTTAGCATCTTCCTCTGCTACTTCTTGTGTGTTTTTACCGGCGATTCCATCAACATCAAGCCCTGCCATTAACTGCACAAGCCCAATGTTTGCTTTATCTTCACCAACTATAAGAGGATCAGTCCACGTTTTACGTCGCAACGTATCCCAACGAGGTTCGTTTGTATTCCAAGTATCAGGTAAAACAGAATTAGCTACATCAAAAGCTCTAGTTGTTCTAGCTTCCCAACTCTTCTTGTCGCTCTTAGTTGGTCCAGCAGACCAATGGTAAAAAACTCCACCTTTGCCGGTTCGTTGCTTTCGGACAGCAGCCTTATTAGTTTTTAAAAATATAGAAAGCGCTACTGATAACGCTTTCATATTCCCTTCTAACGAATTAAACGCTTGACCTTTTGATTCATAACCCGGTTGTTCCCAAATTACATCACCTACGGAACCATATTTTGCTGTTGGATCTCGATTTAATTGAAATATGCCCCACGAATCTTCAGTTCCAAGATCCTTATTTCTTCCGTTTAAAGCAATCTGCCCAGATTTCCAGTTATGCCCATTTTCGCCATAAGCGATAGCCAAAAGATCAGTTAAGTCTTGTCCTCTAACCCCAATATTGTAAAGAGCTACAGCTAAATCTTTTTCAGAGATTAAAGAAGGTGCGCTCCAATTTTCATTTTCGTCAACAAACCTAACCACAATCAGCCTCTCGCCAAATATGCTGTCAAAACTCTATTAAGCACATTTCCTTGATGGAATTTTAACTCTTCTTCACTAGCACCAGCACGTAAGCCTGATTCGACACCTGCTGCAAGTTCACCAAACCTAATTCCACCCGGTTTCAAATTTGAAGGATTTTCATTAATTTGAGTGGCAAGGTTTAAACCCATACGAATAAGACTCGGATCTGCTGCTCTGCCAAGATTCCGCCACGACCAATCGTTCACTGTTTGTGTGATTGATTCAGTTGGGACCGAAGCAAGATACCCAGCAGTTATTCGAGCTTGACGAATAAACGATTCAAAATCTTCTATTTGAGCTTCTTCAGTATCAAACATTCCACCGGGACGGCCCAACATAGGGATAAATTTACCTCGGGCTTCGCCTTCAATACCTGTTTCTTCTAAGTTCGTTGGGTCAGAAACACCAAAAACATCTTTTAATTCTGCACCATAATCTGCTGCTGCTTTTGTCAAAGCAAGTCTTACAGCATCATCAGTAAACACTTGGTCGGGATCAATCAACCATTGCACTCCTTGTGCAGATTGGTCATCCATAAACCCTAAAGCCAAAAGACTCATAGCAAATTCTCGTTTTTGTTCTGGTTGTAACGCTTCATAATATGCAAGAGCGTCGTCTATACCGAAAACAAATTCGCCTTCTTCAATTTGTACTTCTGCTTCAGGTCCCCACGCTTCTAAACCTGCTGGAGTATCTTCACCCGGAGCTAGTAATTGATAATCGACACGCTCCATTTCTCCAATAGCGTCTTGCGCGTAACCCATTGATTGTGCTCTTTGAGCAGAAATGGGAACCATTATTGATGCATAACGAGCAGTCATAGCTCCAAGGGCACGACCCGCAGAACTATCGAAAGGAGGAGTCAGTAGATCATTAACTCGTTGATCGTCCCAATCAGGATTTGCTTTTTTGATTTGTTCAGCAGTTAAAGTTTTATAGCTGGGAGTCTCGGCAAACAAGCCCCGTTCTGTCAAACTAAGGTTGCCGTAAAAAAGCGGCATTTTTTGCCCTAAGACGTTCCCCACGTCATAAAGATCAATAATCATGTCAAAATCACCGGGGTAAGCCAGTTCTTCTGTCATCTCTAATTTTTGATCTTCAGTTAAGCGTTCAAAACCTGCTAATTGTTTTTGTATCTCTTCTATTTCTTGGCGAGCAATTTTTCCTTGGTCATCATCCATAGCTCGGTCAGCCATATATGCATAAATACCTACAGGGAACGGCAATGCTGTCAAAAGATCGTTGATCCCTATATCAGTGAATGCTTCTCTCCACCCTACGGGAGCCCGTTCAGGTCTAACTCTGACCTTTGAAGATGGAAGGCCTTGTACCCCACGTACATAATCTAAAATTTCTGGATCTTCGGTTGCTTCAATCATCAAGTCTGCTAATTCAGCAGTACTACCGCCCATAGACAAAGCATCAAAAAGTGCCCGAGATACTGGACTAACAGAAACAGGTGTCTCGTACGAACGTGGATCTGTAACGGCAAGAGCTTTAGTCCGTTGACGTGCCGCAGAATTTTCGTTTTCTTCTTCGTCAGCCATTATGCCAACTCGATTTTATTTTGATTCATCATAGGAAAATTCCAAGGGAAATTAGTAGGTACAACTGATTCAATTTTGCTGAAGTAACGATCGTAAATATCTACGAAGTCAGGCCGCAAACGCAATTCTATTACACCTTCATGCCAAGCACGTTTAAGGTCTGCGTTGCCTTCAAAGCTAAGTTTTAAAAACTCTAAATCTCCGCTATCTTCGGCTCTTGCTTTCATCGAGGATGCAACGGAATCATGTAAATCAACAAAGCGTTGAACAAACGGCCATTCCGGTCTGTAATCAAACGTCGGATCGGAAATGACTGCTCTAAACCCTTGCATTATGCGTGCCGCTGTATACGGATTATTTGGTGCTAAATACTCTCGATACCAAGCAGGGTTTTCCCTACCATTAGCTACCGCAGCGGCCCGCCTAAATTGTAAAAGTTCTGGATGGTCTTGTATATCTCCTGATTCGCCTAACCGTATTTTTGCGTTTAGCTCATCAGTGATATGGTCCATGACTTCATTCCATGTTTTCCAACCACGGGTCTGTTGAGCGCCTTCATAAATATCTCTAGGCGTTAAATTGATTCGGCGTCCTTCTTCTAACTCTTTCATTTGTGTCGCTTTACTAAAGTTAAAACGAACATCTGCTGCGCCGACTCGCCCAATAATAAAACCGCCAATTTCAGGCCAAGCATCAGCAAGTTCTTTATGCCGCAAATATCCTCGTTGGCCTTCTAGGGTCGCTGTTGCTACTCCTGCAGCGGCAGTTTGCCGTCCAGTAACAACCCACAAATCTGCGTGATTGTGCAATAGCCACGTATCGGCTGCATCTACACCATTCTCTTTAAGAACTTCATGGTACTGGTCAATAATTTGCCAATGCGGTGATTGCATCCTAAATGAGAAGGGAAGATTCAAAGCGCCAAAAGCACGGATCATCAAAACTTGATTTGTGCGACGGGCCACTTCATCTTCAAAAACGCCCCAATCGTATTCGTTATCAATAGTATCGCCGCCTGCTTCATATTCGGCAGCAAGATCCATTGTGATACGCAACATTGTTTTTGCACGTTCGGGAGTGTCTAACCCAAGACCTCCGGTATAAGAACCTGCTACTGCTCGTTGCCAAGGAGATGTAGAAGCTGAAATAAATCTTGAAAGTGAGCGTTGTCCTTCGTAAACACCGAAAGGCAGTATCCAATCAACTGCATCTTCAAGTTCTGGGTTAGCTATTACTGCTTCTGAAACTGGATAGCTGATGAGAGGACCAACGCCCGGAAGGCCACCAATCATTGAGGCAGATTTAATATTTAAATTAACAGCGGTGTCTGCAAGAATTGAGGCTTTACCAAATAACTTTACGTTTGCCCCATATTGCCATTCATATTTCAAAATATTTGGCAATCTGAACACAGATAGCTTTGTGCCTTCATCATCTTCTGCGTCCAATAAACGCCAGTTGCGAACAACTTGTGAAATCAATAAAGGATTATCAACTGCTATGCCGGTCCAACGAGTTACAACTTCTTGCCATGCACCAACGAATGGCATCATATTTGAAACTATTTCTTCAAACCTGCCCCGCTCCGCAAGATCATATAAAAGCTCTTTCGTTTCTCCCATAGCAACTACTCGGGCTCGATCTTCAATTTGTTTTATTGTTCGACCTGTCAATCTAAAATTATTAGGAGCATTTTCAAGACCACCTAGTTGACGTGCTACTTCACGTTGGTAAACAGCATTAAACACGGTGCTTCTAGTTAAGGCATCAGTTGGCATTGTGCCAATATTTTCAAATGCGTTATCGAGCCAACCCATAACACGCACTTGCAATACTTTTTTGTCAACAATGTCTTGGAAAGATGCGTCAGCTACTACTTTTCCAAAATCATTTGTATTTGCTGCTTGACGGACTTCTTCTACGTTCCCGTTAAATCGTCTTTCTATAACAGGGACAATATCTCGCACCCATTCAATTTGTCCGCCAGCCGCTGCTTTTTTACGCAAGTGAGCAAACTCGGGAAGATCAGGTATATACCCGTTCATTTCAATACGAATTTTTTCAATGTGATTTCGTAGCGCTATTGGATCAGCAAGATCAAATCCGAAAGCATCTCTTACAATGCTTCCTTCTGTCTGCATAAACTCAAATATTTCTTTGTCGGTTTTTCCTTCCCAAAACAGACGCATGAATTTTTGGAATGGTCCGTCTGCGTCACCTTTGGGTAACCATTGCCTATTAACTGTATCGTTATAGGCTTTAGCAAATACTGGGGCTTGCTGGCTATCCAGAACGTCGTATTGTTCACGAGATCTTTGACGGTTTGTGCGACGTTGAACAACAGATGTTCCATCCCAAATTTGCCGCATAGAGTTATCTGAAGAAATTGCGTTTTTGTAGATTGATACATCTGTTGGCGTATTGCCAAACGCATTCTCTACTGAATACCCGCCAAGATAAAAATTGTTGTAACCGCTTTCTGCTGCGAGTAACCCAACTTTGTCAAAATTGTCGTACAAATCTTTGTTAGACGCTTCAAGTTTGTCTAACAACATTTGGTCATGCACAGTAATATTTTCAGCTTGGGTTTCCAAAAGCTGAGTAGCTGTCCGTAACTCTTCTGCTTCTTGTGTTAAACGTGCCGCTCCCTCTATATCTTCTGGATCTAATTCAGCAACTTGTTTACGAAGATTTTCTATTTCTGCACGAAGATCACCATGTGCTACTTGGCGTAACGCAAACATTTGATTTGCATTAACTTCTGACCGAGCAACACGCTTTAAAGTATTTCTTGCTTGCAAATAATAAAGACCTGCAAAAGACATAGCCCCAATCGGACCAGCTAGTAATAAGCCAAGTCCTGTTGTTAAAGCTGTTCGTTTAAAGATTCGTTTCGCACCATATTCACGAGCGATAACTTGCTCCACAAGTTCTTGCGTGCTGCGAGTAGTATCACCCGCTGCTTCAGCCTTATTCCAAGATTGAAGAATCTCGTTGTAATCGTCAGGAACTAATTCCCACGGGCCTTCTTCCCAATCTTTCCAGCGTTTAGGAAGATATTCTGCAGGTTGCATAGTTGCAGAAATTGGGCCTAACCCTGCTACTTCATCAGCACGTTGTCCAGCCATAAGCTCTGACAACATTTCACGCATAATCGGATCGCCAACATCTATTCCATGTTTACGGAACCATGCGACCCGAAGGTCATTCATGCCTGACGCTAAACCTTGAATAGTTGCTTGGGCTCCAATAGTTGCGGCTGAACGTGCAGCTTCATCAATAATTACTCGCAAAGGCCACGCCGGTCGCAAAAGAACTGACCGTGACCAAATACCTGTAAATGTTGTAGCTACTTTGGAAGCTGTCCCCAAAGCTGCCCGAGCCCCAGTTTTAGCTGCAACACCCACACTTTGCATAGCTTCGTCGAATTTATTTCGTGGGACTAGCCCGGGTGTATCACCAAAAGCCTGTTGGTAAAGATCGTATCTAGGTACTAATGACGCTTCTCTTAACTGAGCCGGAGTCATTGGCAAATAACGACGATCAATTACACCTTCGCTTGCATGGTCAACAATTGTGTAATCGGAGTTTGAATAGCGCTTATCTACCCGTCCTTTTTCTCGCAAAGTATCTTGCGCTTTACCCCATTGACGCTGCAAAATACTTGTCATTTCCCGCATATCAGACGTGATTGCGGTTTTGCCATGAAAAAGAGTTACTAAGCCACTATTTAAATCGTGAACTGTTCTGTCAAAATACTCTCGTTTTTGTCGTTGGGTTTTCAAATCAGCGAAATGCCCTAAAACTTCATCGACGTCTTTACCTACATGAGTTACAAGATCTGTGCCATCAAAGACAACATTTTGTGCATCTCGGAGCATCCGTTCAAAAGTAATAATTTGCTGTGCCGGATCATCCCAATTCATTAACTGGTGAGGAATTTTTTCGACAATCGCTCGGACGACCATGTTGTTCCCAACCGCTTGTCCGAATCGTGATTGAGAAATAAAAGTTTTTGCAGCTATACCACTTTGGGAAAATTCCCCGATTTGTGGAAGAGGGTCTAAAATATTAATTTGGTTTTCAATTAAAATTTGATTAGCTGCAGCGGTAACAAGGTCACCATCTACATTCGTCATTTCGTCAAAGTTATCTAAGCCTCGATGACCGGTATCATTCGATACCCGTCGTGCAAGAGTACGAAGCCGTTCTTCTTTCATAATAAGAGCAGCCGCAAATGGCATATTTGCGTATTCGTTTATAAAAAGCTCTTGTTCTATTTCTCTTTGACGCTGTTTTAAACGCTGTTCTACAAGAAGTTTGTTTTCGACTATATCGTCAACGGTAAGAGTCCCATCAGGCCCGAGCGGTTTTGGTCTTGATGTGTCCATAACCATTTCTGGATCAAGACGTTCACCCATTAACTCCGGGTATTCATCAAAAAGACTGGCGGTATCGTCACCTAATCCAAACGCTATGCGTTTTTCAAGTTGATCTAAATGTTTTAACTCATCCCCGATTTCTAAAAGTTCTGCGTAAAGACCACCTTCTAAAGTTGATCTAACCCAATCTGTAGCGATCTGCCGCATATCATCTAAGGCTTGGACATCTCCAAGTTGTATGCGGATCAAATAATCAAAGGCTTGATCCATCCTGTTTACGTCAAGACCGCCAGATAAAACTGCATAAGATTTTGCTTGTTCTAACGTAAAGTTTTTAAAACCACGTCCTAACTGACCTTTACGTGCAGCTTTCCAAATTCGTACAGCTAATTTATTGATTGATGCTTCATCACCTTTTGTGTAACCCGCTCCTCGGCGGAACTGGTCACTTAAATCACCAACTTCTGTACTGAGATCGTTGATAGCTTGTTTAAAATTTCTGTAACCGGTGGTATCAAGAACTGCTTCGTAGTTTCCCTCTGCTACAAGCGCTTTCATCTTTTGAATATTTTTAGCTTTAGCGCCCCTAATAGCCATGCCAGCAATATTGGAAGGGTCCAAATACCATTGCATCGCCGCATCAGCGATACCCGACATGATTTTGTATTGAGCGGTACCTTCGACTCGTTCAACTTCAGTCGGATCTAAAATATTTGTTCTGTTGACCATTAACGCTAAGGCTTGTCCAGAACTTCTGCCACCACCTTCACCCTCTGGCAACCAATCAGCAAATTCGTCACCAATTATTTGCCCATATTGTGCGACACCAAGAATTTCATTAACTTGCTGCCAAACTCGTGGGTCAAGATAGTTCAAAACGAAACCATCCATAAGCCCAGCGTTAGCTAAAGTAATAGCTACTGCGACTGGACGATCTACCCCGTATTCATAAACTGTGTCTATAGCGTCAAACGCAGCGTTAAATATAGGACGGCCACCTGTGCGTAAAGCTCCCGGGCCAGCCATCCACCAAGGATCTGTTTCTGGATCATATTCAGGTAACGCACCTATGATTTGACCGCCGACTCCTTCGGGGCCAAAAAGGTTTTGAACAACGCCACCTTCACCTAAAACATTGTCATTCCACGATCCCCAAATTGTCCCGGCGATACCGTCATATTCATCTTCGTCGTCGTAAACGCCTCTGACAATATCAGTGAAAAGTTCAACGCCTGAAGCTGTCGCTTGGAACGCTGCGTTAGCTATACCTGAAGCTCGACTAGGTATCCCCATGTCTGCCGGTTTCTGGTGCGATTGCTTCTGGTGGCATTTGTAAAGAGATTCTTTCCATTTGACGTATCGCTCGACGAGTAGCTGGCGAAGAATAATCAGATGACGCTAACGGTAAAAGCACAGGAAGTACTTGCAAAAAATTTCGTGCTCTATCCACTGTGACACCAGAAGCAGGAGGTTGCTGCATAGCAGGTTCAGTTATTGGCTCTTCTGGACGCCTCGTTGGCCCAAAAGCTGCTGGTGTATCGCTAGGCGAAATTGATGGTGGCCTACCCAAAGGAGAAACATCTGCCGGTAAAGGCATTGTTTCTTGCGATTCTAATTGTTCTTTAGCTGCACCATATTCTTGACCTGATGCAGCTTGCGGAGCTTGTTTGCGTGCTCTGACCATTACAATGCACCAATAAGTTCTTCAAGCGATGGGGCCATTCCTTCATCCCCCGGTAAAGGTTCGGCAGGCATAGATTCAGCACCCATCCCGGGAAGTGCTAACCCGGGTTGAGCTTCAGGGGCTAACGGATCTACCATTTCAGCTTGACGTTCTTGGGCTTCTTTTTGAACTTTTTCTACAGCCCCGGCAAGTTCCATTTGGTCGTTAGTAACAAGATCCATAATTCTTGCAAGATCCGCTGGCGGGATAATTCCTTCTGCCGCTTGTTGTTGGACAGAGGAAAGAAGTGCTTGTTCTAACTGTTCCCCGATTACTGTATCGTGTTCAAATTCAGGATCATCGACAAGGGGATCAATCGCCATAAACGAATGTTTTGACATGGTGCCCATACCGACCCGTTGTCCTCCCCCTATGACAAGATTGTTGATGTCAGCACCGGGATGTGAATAGGAAACAACATTGTCTGTTGAATCAAAGTTTTCATTTGCCCGGTAATCAACTCGACCCTTAACATTTTTGGTTGAAACATAGAAACTGCGTGGCCGGTTACCTGCATAAGCCTTAGCCATATCAATGGCTATTTTGTTTTCTTCTTGCAGAGAACGAGCCATAATTCTTTGTGCTTCTTGAACTGTAAAATCAACTACGGCTGATAGCACAGCGTCCCCCCGGCGACCTGTACGAATATTCGATGTTGATTCTCCACCAAATTCTTGGGGAATACCAGCGGTAAGACGCTGGGCACGTTCAAGTCTGTCAATGGCGGGGTTAGTCATATAGCCGGGTTGCATTTGCATATCCCGCAAATCCCCTCCTCTGACAACACCCACTTCGCCGGTTAAACCATCTGCAGGATTAACTATTTGTGGTGTTTCTCCTTGCCGTCCCACTAACCATGTGTCAGGGAACACGCCTTTTTGAACAGCAATTACCTCCAAAGCCATTAAACGGGCTTGCATTTGGTACATGCCAAGAATGCCGTCGAATTGACCTTGTGCATTATCAAGACTTATTCGTTCAGCACAAACGACAGGTGTTTGACCCATCGGATTTATTGCCCGTTCAAGCTCTATGACAATACCTTTGTTGTCCTCATCTGGCTGGGAGAACATTGTTGTAGGTATTGGGGCTCTACTCCCAATTAAAACTTGTTCTTCCCCATCAATATATTCAATTAAATCAATTTTTTGATCTGCGTCGGCTTTCCCTTCAGCAGCAAATCGACGTGCAGCTTCTGGGTATTGTTTTTTTAGCCACGAAAGCGGTCTTTCATACGCAAAAATAACATCTCGTGGTCGTAAATCGTCCACACCAAGCATTTGTGCTGGGAATGTTGTTAATGGATCACGTAAATGCCATTCAGGAGCACCTACTTTGGGGTTAAATCTAAGTTGGGCACAAGTTGTTGCATACCCAATAAGGTGACGTGCCCGTTTCGCTAGTTGTAAATCCATTCGGCTGTTTTCCCACCATCCGAAAAGAGCCCTTCTGCGAATACTTGCATTTTCTCTTGCACGTTTTGTTCGTGTATCTGTGGGGGGACAAAAAATGTCAGGGCTTGTTGACGCTATTCGCATAGCAGTTTGGTCTAACCCTTGTGCAAGTAAGTTCGCTACCGCTGATTGTTCGTCTGAATTTAATTCTGGTAGCGGGACGATAACATCCCCGTTATAATAATCTCGTAACTCACGCATTCGCGCTTTTGCGCTGTCATTGGCGCGAGATCGTGCCGTATATATTGCCATGATCTCGTCAATTGATTTCACTTTTACCTCGCCGCTGATTGCGCCATTTCAGAAATCCACGATGGACGCCACTGTTTGTCGTTTACTATAGTCGGAATATAAAGTTTCTCTAAATTATGTTCGAGGAACCATTGTGCCATAACACAGTCATCTGTACGTGAACCCGTACCTTCAGCGTTCCAACGGGTTACTTCGTTGACCAAAAGTAACGAATGAGGTCTTGCTTCAGTGTTCTGTTTACCGGGCAAACGCACTCGGCCAACACGCCATAACGGAGCGAGCATTTGCACTCCGTATTTCGGGTCGCCTTTGTTTTTAGAATGCGTGTAATGGGGGATAAGTTGGACATTTCGTAAAGCCGCCCAACGTCGGAAGTGGTCGTATTGGAGAATGAACTTCTGAGCGGCATTAGCTTCGATCACCCAATGAGTAATTGGATGACCCATTTCGTTGCTAATTTGCCACCATTCTTCAGCTACACCAGTAAATGATTGACGTTCATGGCTCCAATCCAAAAAGGACGGTGCATCCATTTTACGTCGATATGACTCTAAAAGATAGCGAAATTCTGTTTCAGGGTTATAAGCCCAACATTGAATCGCCCAGAAATTTGCGGGAGAAGGATCAGCAGTAGCGATAACAAACATTTCGCCGCCAACATTTGCGGGTAATTCCCACAAATCTCGGTCATTATCCCAACAGCCGGGGTGATGTACCCCATCTTGCCCTTCGCCTCCTGTAACCCATAACGGATCAACAAGAACATTGGCCGGGTTTACATCCGACTGCTGATAAAGAACTTCAAATCTATCTGGCGTTTGTGCTTTAATATGCCGTAATCGTCGCCACGGTAGCCGCCTCGGGTATAAGAGACATCCTTCGGGCCAAGGTTTCCCGTTTGGCTTGTGTTGTTCGGAGTCACCTGAACATATTTCCTCATAATGCGCTTGATATTTGAGATGATGGTATTTACGCCACTCTTCTGGAGCATCTTCTGGATCAAATTCGTCGAGTTCGTAGTCGTCCGGGGGCGCAACTTTATCAAGTGCATATCGGTAAATATCGTCAGCGGACATTCGCTGTCCTTGTAATACGAGTAATCCACCGGGTTCGAGCCGAGTTTCAGCCACTTCATCCCACCATCTTCGCATATCTTCGCGGGCTTCAGCGGATCTCATTTTGCGGGGATCGTATACGTCGTCCCATATAACTAGATCGAAACGACCGCCAAGAAACCCGGAATCCATACCGAATGCGGACCATGTGGGTTCTTTTTGGCTTAACGGCGTGTCATCTTTTTGTAGCACCGTAAAGGCTTCGGCACGCCAAATCTCTGACGAGTCTGGCTTGAACATACCGAAATCTTCTTGCAGCGTAGCTTCGGCGTCAACCGCCAAATTTAAACGAACATCGTTTAATTCTGCTTTAACCGGATGCGCTCGATCTAATTCGGCACGCAACCTACGGCAATACCACTCAGCTAAACGCTGCGTAGAAGATCCGATCATGCCACGAATGGCACGATTACGCACAGTTGCCCATGCGGGTAGTACTTTAGCGAAAAATGTGGACTTTCCGGTGCCCGGAGGGGCATTAATTACAACATATTCTTCGTATTCTGTTTCGAGCAGACCCATGATCCGTTCGGTTGCTTCAATCTGCCACGGTTGTAAAATAATGCCGAAATACCTTTTGGCAAAGACTTCGATATTATCGTAAGCAGCCTGCGCTTCGGGGCAAAGGTCATCATGCTCTGGCACCTCCGGCTGAATTGTTTTGCCCAGCGCTTCTTGGGCGGCGATGAAATTTCTCGGGGCTTTGCCGTTTTCTGCGTCTCGGCAAGCGTGGTAAGAGAGCCCTACTTCTTTGGAAGCTGCATATAAAGACTTCCCTTGACGGCGGAATGCTAGATAATCCGCCCATTTCTCTACAGTTGTCGCTTTACCAGATGGCATATTGCCCCCTTATTGGCAAGAATCACAAATCTCGGGATTTTCTAAATCGCATTCGATTACTTCGTCGTCGTCGAAAGGATCAATAGTAGTTCGCTCACCCATTAGCTCAGGGTGTTGTTCAAAAACTTCCATAAGTGTAAGTGGTTCAGTCAATGGGCTTTCCGTATTATCTATCGGTTCTGCATAATCGAAGCAGAAACAGTCGCTAGCGCAGTCTGGGCAATCGTCACAGGCGCAGTCATAATGGTAAAAATGGCATATACATTCTTCTTCTTCACACGAGCACCCATAAATCACGATTTTCTACCATCCTAAAAAATCACGCAACATCTCATCCCCCCATTCTCGACTACGAAGAGTTTCTTCTAAAGCCCACGACCGATGATGCAGGTCATCAATTTCCCAACGAAACTCCTCACCGGAGTCCCGATCTATTTCTTCTATCCACATTTCGATGTTCTCTAAACGCTCATCTATTTCATCCAAACCCTCTATATCAGCAAGCTCGTCGATTTTTTTCTCTAATGAGTCGAGTCTGATAAGGATTGTGGGGTCGGTTTCGAGTGTCAGGTCGCCCATGTCTTGCTCGACACGGTTGACTGTATCTTCGAGTTCTCCGATTCGGCCTGCTACTTGGGCGGCGTTCCACACAATTACGCCCGATGTGACTGCAACGGACATGATAAGTCCGAGAGTTAGGCGGCTGACTTTGATTTGTTTGAAATCGTTTTCGATATCTTCAGCCATTTAGCAATCCATGTCTCTTTTAAGCTGTTCCCAAACAGTCCACTGTTGTTCGGTCCATGTGTGATCTATAGTATTGTAAAGTTGCGAACATTGAGGGCCATATCCGGTCCCAGTCAACACAGCAGGCGCAGGTTCAACCGGATCGCTGGAAGGCCATAACGCTAAAAGGGCCGCAAT